TTTAGTACGGTATCTGCCACAGCTTATTTCCTTACGCTATACGAATTACAGCGTTACTTGCATCAGCGGTAGGAAATTCAATAGTCAAGTCACCAGCAGTAGCACTTACTGTGCCACCAAAGTCAATAACAGCAATAGCGGCATTACTAGCCGCTGTGTTATAAATAATACAACCGTCAGCAGACACAGTAACGTCAGCAAATACTTCATCTGTAAAATCAACAATAGCGGTAGAACCGTCAAGCGAAATAGTTGCGCCATCTAGTACCTGACCGCCAGCGGTATAGTTTGTGCCAGATGCTTCATCAGAGTTACCTGTGACATCTGAATAATTAGTTGTGCTGGCATTATATGTGCCAGTTGGTGTAGCTTTAATTAAAGCCAGTTTCAAGGAGTCTGTATCCAAATCATGGACACCACCAAGAAGTTCTTGTTTAAAGCTGTTACACATTGCAGTTGTGATTGCCATGATTTGTGCGTCCTTTATTAAATCTTATAGAAGTGAGGGGGCAAGTTGCCCTGCCCCCAACACATTATTTAGGCAAGAGTGTCACGGTCTACTTCATTAGCAGACACAGTACCCAAGTCATCAATATCCATTAGGATAGCGAAAACACGAACTTTACCAGCAGTTGTTGTGCCAGTCATTGCTTGCAGGGTAACATCAAGATTATCTGCTGTGCCACCAATTACTACAGGGGCAGTAGTTGCCATTGTAGCATAGTCGCCAACAGATGCACCATCAAAGTCAAACCCGTCAACAAAGTTAGCACCACCACCGATACCAAGGTCAAATGCAGTGTTGGTAGAAGTACCAGCATGTGCTTCAGTAACTTCCATACCTGCACCAAGGATTACAGTGTTAGCTGGAATGGTCAGTACTGGAATAACATCAGCAGCAGCAAGTGCGCCGCCCTTATCAGTTGCAGCTTGTGCAAAATCCAGAATACCCTGAACCATGTAAGGATTGCGACCACGTTGCGAGTTGCCACGTGCTGCAGTTAGTGTATTGTCACCAAGAGCCATATCTCAATCCTCCCTTAAACCAAGTTGATTTTAGCGTTGACAAGAGCCTCTGGACGGAGAATCTTGCGACCATAAAGGTGCATACCACGAACAATGTCAGCAAAGCTGTCAGGGTCACGGTAGGTTTCGGTCTTGTTAATCTGCTCTGCAGTAGCAACAGCAGAATCATGACCAGCAACAATTAAGCCGTAGTTATTAGCATTAGTACCACCAGTTGTGGAAGAACCAGTGCCAATCTCAGGCAAGTTGTTGGAAACATAGACACGGAAACCATGCAGGTTGTTAAGAACCAGACCATTCATCAGACCAGTGCCGCCGAAGTCGCTGTTGAACAGACGTGAGTCTTCATCCATCAGGATTTCTTTAACGATTGGGCTGATTACAAGCCAACGACCTTGTGAGTCTACGTTTTGTTGGTCAAGTTTACGAGCCATACGAGCAATGATTTGCAAAGGATATGCGTTACCGCTACCCAAAACTGCGCCATCATTACCTGCACGTGGACGAATGCCAATGGAAGAGCCTGAAGCACCACCAAAGTCATCAGCTTCCAGCTTCATGCTAGAAAGCAGTTCATCAGAACCTGCAGTTGTGACAGCCTTAGAACCATTAACAGTGGTGTTAACAGTGTCTGGCGTACCATGAATTGCAGACTGAGTGTAACCAGTTAGATAGCCAAGAACGTCTTGGTCAAACTGGTCAGCAAGGCGATAAGCAGCACGGTCACTTGCCAGAGACTGGAAGTTAACGTGTGAATGTGCCTCTTCAATGTCGTCAACCTTAAATGCAAAGTAGTTAGCTTTGTCAATGGTCAGGCTGAAGTCTTCATCGTCAAGGTCTTGTGGAGTGACAGTTGTGCCACGAGCATAAGCCTTAACAGTAATTTCGGGTTCTTTGATAATCTTAACGGAATCACCCATGTTTGCAATCTCACCGAAGTAGTCGGAGTTTGTGATTGCTTCGCAAATAGCAGACTTGCGGAAAGCAAGCTGCACCTGTTTGCTGTAGATTACAGGTGAAAAATTACCGTTAGGAAGATTACCATACCCGGCTGCGGTAGTAAAAGCCATGATATATTCTCCTAATGTTGGCTGTTTTTCGTTACAGATGCAAACTTACCAGACTATTTAGAGGCTGATTTACTATGGGTGCGTAGCATATCTAGTTGGCCTACCAGATAATTAACGGGCCATGCTCTTCAGGTAATCCGTAAGACGGTACTGTTTGCGGTTTTGTGTAAGCAGGTAGCGAACCCACTTACACTAATGTGACTATAGTTATACTGAAAGTAAACTGTTTGTCAACACTTTTTTTATTTATCTGGCAGAACCAGACATATCATAGATAAACTTTCCACTACGGATAGCTTCCATGATTTCATCAGAACGCTTCTCATATTCTTGAGGAGACATCTTTTGAACTTGGGATTCACGTAAATATGTAGATGCCTCATCTTCTTGTGGCTTACTACGTGTGTTACGTGTTTCAACTGATTTTGCTGCATCTTTGCCGTTAGAGGTTTTCTTTGCGGTAATACCTTTGTCAGCTTTATACAGGTCAATTGCTCGTGCAGCAGACTTTGCGTCATTGTCATTATCATACAATGCTTCCTGTACCCACTTAGGCTGTTCTTCAGCCCACTCGTGAAACTCATCACTGTCACGAATAGTGTCAAAGTCAGGATGTAAACGCATTAGTTCTGCTTCAGCTTTTTCTTTCTTTGCAGACGATTGCATATCATCAATTACTTTCATTCGTTCTTCAAGAGCAGATGATTGCTCTTTAGCTTTCTTGATAGCAATTGTTTCAACTATAGCTGCTACGTCAGGATAATTCTTTGCCCATGCGTCAAGGTCTTCGTCAGACTTAGGCAGTTTAATTTCTTTACGTGTAGCACCTTCTAGTTGTTTTTTAAGTTCGTCAATTTGAGTTTGAAACTCTTGTTCTTTTTCCTGCATGTGTCTGCGCAGGTCACCATAACGCTTTTTAAATGTCTTTTCTTCTGCGTTAGTGGGTTCAGCTTCTTTTGGTTCAGCAGTCTTTTCTTCTGTTTCACCACGTTGTTCTTTGAGCATCTGCTCAAGTTCTTCTTCTTCCATTTTGCGTTTTTCTTCGTTAGTATATTTACGATTTGCAAACGCAACTTTCTTTGGTGGCTGCATTTCTTCAGCCATGATTGTTTCAGACATTATGTCTTCTCCTTGCTGGGGCTAACCGTATGCCGTGTTAGGGGGGTTAGGTAGCCAGTTAATGCAACAGATTTATGCTGCTGTTGCTTCAGCTTCCCTTTCATTTAACATTTGCATCATCCAATTTCCTCTATCACCAACATCTGCTCCAATCTCTACAAAGTCAGTAAAAATAGTACCGTTTTCTGCAACCATTAAATGATTAGTGTTCATTAGACTATAGTAAACATCATAATTATCTATTGAAACTTTATTATCAGTATTGCCTACTCGTTTCCAAACACCTTTATCATAAACAGGGTGACCACTAGTAACATGTACATTATTATAATTATACCAATCTTCTAAAGTACCATCACCTTGCATAATAGCGTACACTAAACCGCCTTTATACATTTTATCACCGTATTTAATATCTTCAATAGCTTTTGTAGTACCATCAGCCATTTTAAACATGGTTCCTTTTGCAAAACAACCACCTATACCACTGCTATCGCCTTTTCCAGAACTAGAACTTCCAGAATTTGCTCCTGTGTCTCTACTCCTATCTCTGCTAAAATCTAAACCTGCTAAGTTAGAAGCAAAATCTGTTCCAGAACCAGTATCACGACCAGTCATACCACCATCTTTATCACCCGGAGTAGTGGATGTACCACTTTTGCTGACATCACCAAAACCGGGAGGAGAATATGACTTTGCTCCTGTTATTTCCGCGTATTTATTGTATCTATCTTTGGCTACAGAATTTAATTTATAATATTCTGCTGATGAAATAGGGCCGCCTCTCCAGCCTGACTCTTGCCCTGCTTTTATGTCATTTGCCCAATCTTTAGCATTTGAATAACTTCTAGTTCCAAAATTATTTAATGCGGCACTTCCATCTTCATTTACTGCTCTACCGCGTGAATCAAACACACCACCAGTTACAGGGTCTAAATCACCTTTTTCATAACCTACATATCCAGTAATACCTGTGCCAAGAACTTTTTCATATTCCATTCTTAATTGGTCTTTTGGTCCTATAATATCTCCGGGTGCTTTTTTACCAATAGTTGGTCCTTGAACATCAAACATATTTTTTATAATGTTTCCACCGGGAAGAAGACTTAATATATCTAGTCCACGAGAACCTGTGATAGCAAATCTATCTTTTACTTCAGAAATACCTTGTTGAATTTCTGTAGTAGTTCTACCGCCAACAGTTACATTATCATCTCTACCACCACGGTCTGTTACACGTGTAGTTTCAGTTGTAACTGCAGTAGGTGCAGGTTCTTCTACAGGTTTTTCTGCTTCAGGGTAAAAACCTTGTGGAATTGGATAGATAGGTTGGTCATTTACAAATGGTATCATTCGTACTTGACCCTCTGCATTTACATACTTGCGTAAGTCTTGTTCACCGGGCTGTGGCGTTTTAAGAAAATCTTGTGCCTGCGGTACTTGACCAGTAAAAGTAGGAACTGCTTGTTGCTGCACAGGTTGATAGGTTGTAGGCACTGTAGGTGCTTGATAAGGAACATACTGAGGCTGGTAGTTTTGAAATACAGAAGGCCGCATAGTTTGAATGCCAGTAAAGCCCTGTGGTTGTACAAAACCACCTACCTGCATTTCCATGGTATTATTATACTCTGGTCCATCTTCCATGTCAAGGTCTTCTAAGTCAAAAGGAATGTCATCAGGCAGTGTAGCTTCTTCACTGTTGCCCATCTGCCCCATATCTTCCATCATGCGCAATCCAGCTTTAGCACGTTGACGCATTTCCATTAACTTTTCTAATCCATAGAAACGTACTACATCGGCAGGAAAAACAAACTCACCTTCACTTAACTGTGCAGGAATGTCATCTCGTACTTCTTCTTGCGTAGAGCCGACTGGTACATCGTTACCTGATACGGGGTCTATTGTACCACCTTCCTGCATAAGACCACCGTCTTCAAACATTTCCATTTGTTTTTCAATTGACATGCCACCCTCATTAAACTTATATTTGAAATTTAAAGCAAGTTTTTTTAAATCTTTTTCGTATTCTAAAGGAGTATATCCAGCATCAATTCTAGCTTCTAAACCTTCTACGCCAAAAATATCTTGAAGTGCTAAAAATCCATCATAACTATTACCTTTAAGTTTACCACTACCAAATTTTATTTTTTCTGGCACACCATACTCTCTTAACTCTTTTGGTGTTGTAATCGTACCTTTATTGCTGGTTAAATTAGCACCTAGTCCATATGAAGTATTGTTTTCAGTTGTACCCGTAAACCCTAATCTACCAAATAAATTTTTTTGTTTTAATTCTGCTTTTAGTGGTTCATTATTCAATTCGCCAAAATCAATATTTTTACTTGTGGTTTCTCCTGATAAATTAACTTCAGGTCTAAATAACTTACTAAACAAAGGTTTTGTTTGTTTTTCAATTGCCATGCCACCCTCGTTCATTAAAGTATTACTTCGTTCTTGCGCAGCCTCAAGTGCTTCTTCTAAAGTATCATGCCTACTTGTAGGTTTAATTTTACCATCCATTAGCATTTGTTTAATTTCATCTTCGCTGTACTCTACTCCATCATGAATAGATGGAGCATTAACATATGCATTTTCACCAAACTTTATTGTTACAGATTTTTCGGATACAGACTCACCTTCAGGAGTTTTGTAGACATCTTTACCAGCAGTTGTTTTTTTACCAGTTTTAGTGCCTACTTTTTTATTAGCCATTTACTGCTTCCCTCAGTTTCTGTAAGCTACGTAATACTGCAATAGCACCTTGCGCACGATGCATTAGAATTGTATTGTCACCTTGTTCTAGCGTTCTGTGTTGTTGCTCAATCAACGCATCAAGATAATTATTGAAGTGTTCCCATTGCTTGCTGTTGCTGACCAGCGGCTTCAGCTTGCTGTACATTTCCTTGTCCATTTGCACTAAATCCTTGTTCACCCGGTAATGGTGCTTGTCCTACACCTATTGTTCCACCACCTGCACCAGTCATATCCATGGCATCCGCACCAGCAGGTGCTTGTCCTTGTGGCTGTGCAGTTTCTTGCATACCCTTCATAATTTCAGCTTGAATGGCAGCATCACTCATGTTGTTGGTAACTTTATCGGGGTCAAGTTCCATAGACTTTGCAATTTCACGAATAATGTAAGGAAACTTTGCAAAGGGTGCAAGTGCTGGATTACTAGCAACTTGCAAGAACTGCATAAGCCGTTGACTACGCACTTCGTTAGCCATAAGACTTTCAGTTCCTCTTGCTTTGACTTCCAAATCACCTTTAATGTCTGGGTCAAAGTCAAACTGCATATTAAATCTAAACAAGCCCTCTCCTAATGGCTTGAGAAGATAATCATCAACATTCTTAATAACTGTTTTAATTGAACCTGCAGCAGCACCCATAAGCATTGAGATACCACTAGCAGTACGTCCTACACCTTGAATGCCTGTCTGCCCATGCGCAAAGGATGGAAATCCTGTGCTTTCATCTGCCAGTACACGAGCCTTATCAAACATCATCATGTTCTCACTAGACACGTTAGGATACTTTGTACCAAAGATAGCCTGTCCCGGTGCGCCACCTTGTCTGCGAAACACTTTACCCGGATATACAGATAAGTCTTGTCCCGGCACTAGATTTGTTTCATCAATCTCAATAAGCAAGTTACCTGACAATACAGCATTATCCACAGCCATACGCATAAAGCCATTCATCAGTGTCTGCGTATCATCCATGTTTTCTGCAATGCCAATGCCAAAGAATGAATATGGATTCAGTTCATATGGTGCAGCGTGATATGGAATACGGGCTGGCTTAAATGGATTAAGTACCATACGAATCAAATGATTATTACAAATCCAGACATTGGCTTGTAATTCATCGAAGTCTGACATTTCTTTTGGAATAACTACGCCTTGCTCTTTAAGCATCTCAACATCAACCATGCCCCAATACTCAAGGACTTCAAAACGGTCAATGCCATGCTCTGGTGCATAGTCTTCTAAATCATCTTCCCAATATTTCTTAGTGTAATTTTCTCCCATAGTAATAACTTGGTCAATTACTTTGCTACGGAAGTATGGTCGTCTTTTTAGATTGCGTAATTGAGAACGTGACATCTTATGACGTTCGATTACAAACTGTGCTTCATCCATATTGTTTGCATCTGGGTCTGGATAAAAGTTCCAGACAGATACATGAGAAATTTGCGGAACGGTTTTAATTACTGGATTGTACTCACCAGCATCATCCCAATTAGGATATTCTTTATCAACAGCAAATGGACCTTTCATAACGCCAGTACCAAACAATGCCATTTCAAATGCAGTGCTACGCAGATATTTATTGGCACTTGATTCTTCTAACTGGTCATGAATTTTTTGCTGCATTCTTTTAGCAGCAACCATTGCTGGACTAAACGTAACTGCTGTAGGTGTAGTACCCGGACCTTTTTGCAACTTGTCTTCAACAGGACGAAGTTTATTTGCAAGAGAACCAAGACGCTCTATTAATGTTTTAGAAGTTGCCCCAGCAGGTAATTCTTGTCCATCACCTTTGTAACCATAAGGGCTTTGCATTTCTTGCATAGCTTGGTCAGGTGCTTGTGGGTCAAAATGTACATCACCTTCTACACCTTCTGGTAATTCTGTAGGTTCAATAGAAAGGGGAAATTTATTGTTAGCAAATAAAACGTCTACAATCTGACCATATGCAGCAAGTGTTTTTGTTTTTGTAACTTTGATAAAGACACGTGACTTTTCAGCTTCTGTAAACTGTACATCTGGACCATACAAACCGCGATAGTTACGATATGCTTTTAACCAACGCTCTTCATCTTGATAACGATAGTCTTCAGCACGTCTGTATTTTTCAAGAATGATTGGTACAATCTTAGATACCTCTACATCACTTTCTGTAGGGTTATCTGTATCCTCTAATGAGATAGCATCGTCCTCAATCATAATGTCATCATCAGCCATGTTTTAATTCCTTAGTATCCAAATGTTGAATCTGCTACTCGCATTCCACCGCCCGGTCTTCCCATAGGGTCATAGTCAAATATACTAAACCTTGGTCTTGACATTATACCATATCTTAACGCATCATACAAGTGGTCTTCTGAATGCGTGTCAATATCTTCTGGATTCTTTTTGTCAATGGGCAAGGACGGTAACTGTGCGACAATGTTCGTGCAATTATTAAAGAAGACAAGTCTTGGTTCCTCTGTGTATTCATCTACCTGTAGTCTACGGTGTATTTCGTTT